TTTGATTCTTTGGTGCGTTGCCGATGAGATAGAGTCGGAAACTCCAAAAATAGAATTCAAGGGCTGGAGCGAGGTTAGCGATATTGACGACCTTGTGCCTAAGATGACCGGTGCGGAAGGTAGGCAGATTCACAACTATCAATTTGATGAGGCGAGTCTCAATCCGATTGATTCACTAATAACCAGGGAGATAAATGAACAGGGAAGAAATACTTCAAGCAGCAATTGATTTGACCAAGGGCGATCGCAATGAAGCACATGGCGATCCTGCCGAGAACCATGATCGAATTGCAAAGATTTGGTCGGTTCAATTAGGTTTTGAAATCAATGGAGCGCAAGTTGCTCTAATGATGGCAGGAATGAAACTTGCTCGCTTAGCATACAAATACTCAGATGATTCATTCATCGATGCTGCCGCTTACATTGCAATTGCCGGTGAAATTCGATGAAGGATATGGCGATCATTGTTCCAACAAGAGGCCGACCTTCTAACATTGAGGATTTGCTTTTTTCCTTACAAGAAACCGGCACTGTCTCTGACTTGATCATTGTCGTTGATGATGATGACCCTGAGATTGACCACTATCGCGAATTGATGCCAGGACACATGCTTGTGTTCCCACGCGAAGGCAAAGGCATGGCCAAGCCATTGAATAAGGCTTCGTCAGCTCTTGCCGATAAATTTCGCCATTTTTGTTTCATTGGCGATGACCATCGGCCACGCACACAGGCTTGGGATAAATTATTCATTGACGAATTAGATCGCCTGGGTGTTGGCCTAGTCTATGGCAATGACTTATTTCAAGGCGAGGGCTTAGCCACTGCCGTTGCGATGACTGGCAACATTGTCAAGGCGCTTGACGGCATGGTTCCACCTGGCTTGATTCACCTTTATCTTGACAATTTTTGGATGCAACTTGGCAAAGATTTAGGCGCGATGACCTATCTTGGCCATGTTGTTATTGAACATTTGCATCCAGTTGTCGGCAAAGCCAAATGGGATGAAGTTTACAAAGCGGTCAATGCCGAAGATGTTTATGCCGCCGATGCAAAAGCATTTTATGAATACATTACCGGCGCTGCTTATTCCGAACTATTGGCGGCGCTTCAATGAAAATTCTTATCACAGGCAGTGCTGGATTTGTTGGTCGTCATTTCAAACGCAAGTTGATGAATTTAGGTCACGATGTTATTGGCATTGATATAGCCAACGGCATTGATGCTAGAGATTTTTTTCGCCATAACAACACTCGATTTGATCAAGTCATTCACCTAGCGGCAGTCGTTGGCGGTCGCAAGATGATTGAAGGCTCGCCACTTGCGCTCGCCGTTGACTTGGCTATTGATGCAGAGCTGTTCGGTTGGGCGCTTAGAACCAATCCTGGTTGTATTACTTACTTCTCATCATCGGCCGCCTATCCTGTTGCATTGCAAAAACATCATGGTTGGTCAATGCAAGAACGCGACATTGATTTGGAAAAAATCAGAACTCCTGACTTGTCTTATGGTTGGGCAAAGTTGACTGGCGAGATGTTGGCCAAACACGCTAGGGAACAAGGTTTGGTTGTTCATGTCTATCGACCATTTTCAGGTTATGGAACTGATCAAGCTCTTGATTACCCATTCCCATCATTTATTGAACGCGGCAAGCGCAAAGCCGATCCTTTCCAAATTTGGGGCGATGGCACACAAGTTCGCGATTTTATTCACATTGACGACATTGTGGATGCGGTCTTTGCCGGTTGCAAAGCCGACATCGAAACCGCCAATCTCTGCACTGGTCGGCCAACTTCATTCAATGAATTGGCTGCGATGGTCGGCGCTGCGGTCGGCTATGACTTTGACATCGAACACCTTGAGGCTGAGCCTGTTGGCGTGGCCTATCGAGTCGGCGATCCGACATTGATGAACACCTTCTACAAAGCCAAAATCAGCCTTGAAGAAGGCATCCAACGCGCTCTCGCTGGCTAGTAGCCGCCTCGCCTGGCTCGCCAGCCTGATAGCAAAAGACCCTCACTGCCCGACTAAGGTTGGCGGTGGGGGTCTTTTGCGCTTTATGTGACCAGCGACACGCGGGTTGAATGCTACTTGATTTGACTTGTCGGGTGTATCGTTTCTCTCAAGAGCGGAAACAAGGATTCCGCGCCAACCGAAAGGGCAAGAAACAATGCTCACAATACTCGCAGTCATCGGCATCACAATTCTTTTATTGCCATTCTTTTTATGGCTAGATGAACGATCAATTACCCAAGAGGATTTCCAATCCGTTGAAGATTGGCACAATTTCCGCAAAGCGCTAGGGGATAAATAATGGCTTGGAATATCTTGGCACTCATCATGTTATTTTTTACAACTGCTGGTTTCTATCTTGGAACCTACTCCGAGCGAGATGCTTGGAAACTATCAAACAAAAGACTTCGCGCCGACCTGCAAGTTGCTTATCGGGAAAATGAGGAACTGCGCGAACATATCCTCTCACTTCGCAATCCGTCTGCTCAAAGGTAACGATGAGCAAAGCGAAGCAGAAGGGGACTGCGGCTGAAACGGCGCTCGTCAAGTTCCTCCAGGGACAGGGCTTTCCTGGAGCAGAACGGCGAGCGCTCGCTGGCATCAATGATCTCGGCGATATAACCGGAACTCCTTGCCTAGTTTGGGAAGTCAAGAATCAAAAGAAATACAACATCCCAGAGTGGCTTCGCGAAACTGAAATTGAACGCAACAATGCCGATGCCGATTATGGCGTTTTGGTTGTCAAACCAAATGGCGTTGGATTGACCAAGGCTGGCGAATTTTGGGCAATCATGCCTGTTCAATTTATTGTTGATTTACTTCGAGAAGCTGGTTACGGCGACTCAAAATGACCATGGATGCTCTCTTTGATTTTCCTAAGTTTCCAAAGGCAAAATGCGCCGGAAGTGGCGATTTTTTCTTTCCTGACTCTCAGGTACAATTGGAGGAACGATTGCCGCGCTTGCTTGAACTATGCGGATCGTGCATTCATCAGGCTGATTGCCTTGACTATTCCATAAAGAATGAAATTCCAGATGGTTTCTGGGCTGGACATACAGCCGAAGAACGCAAAGCCAAATTCAAAACCAAGGAGGAAAAGCGAACCAACTCTCTCAGGGAGATTGTCCGTCAACTATCCAACGGCTTCACAAAGGAAGAGATTGCAAAGAGTCGGGGAATTCAAATGGATTCCTTAGACCGCACTCTTGACCGAGCCAAGCGAAAGGGGCTTATTCAATGAGCCAACAGCAAAGATTCTCAAATACAATAATTGCAGTTCTTGCAATATCAATTCTACTAATGGCCTTGATCTCCAATGGCCTTGTCTATCGAACTCAACCGGCAAGCGTTATTCGAGTTCAAGATGCCATCGTTCTTGATGATCAAACCAAAGTCGGATTGTTCGTCAATGAGCTAATGACACAACGCCAAGCCAGTTGCCTCTTGTGGATTTTCAACAAGGAAAGCCACATCAATCCTAAAGCCAAGAACCCTAGTTCCTCAGCCAAAGGAGTCGGGCAACTTTTGGAATCAACTTATCGCAACATTGGCTTGAAACATTCAGCCGATCCACTTGCCCAGGTAGTCGCATCGATTGCCTACATTAGCCGTCACTATGGATCAGACGGCGCTTGCGCTGCCAAAGCCTTTTGGCAGAAGCACAACTACTACTAAACAAACAAACACAAAACAGGGGAGCAATACAATGTCAACACAAATCAATCAGCAAATGGTTGACCTCGATCCGACAGCATCAGCATTTTTGAATGCTTACATTGAGGCCAAAATCAAGATCAAGGAATGGCAGGAGAAGGCCGACATCGCTCGCCAGCAAGTTGAGGCAGCGATGGGCGAATGCGAAATTGCATTGGTCAATGGTCGGGAAGCAGTTCGCTGGACAACAGTAGAATCACATCGCATTGATACTGCGAAAATTCGCGAACTGCTACCGGCTGATTTAGTCAGCAAACTTGAGACAACAACAATTTCTCGGCGATTCACGATTGTCGAGGAATAATGTTCACAGCGCCAGGGGATGAAGCATCGGCACTTGCCGAAAAGATAACTGCCGTAATCCAACATCGCTCGGCCAATGCTCCGCGCTCTAAACAACGCGCCATTGGCCTAAGTGAAATTGGCGAGGCTTGTGTTCGAAAGATTTCTTACAAGCTCTTAGATTGGCCAAAGACCAATACCAACTCCGATCCTTGGCCTTCTATATCAGGAACGGCAATTCATTCCTGGCTGGCTGAGGCTTTTGATGATGAATATGACGGCGAAGAAAACAAACTTTATTTAGTTGAACACGCCGTAATGATCAATGACGAACTTGGCGGGACTGTCGATTTATTTGACATTCAAGCGGGGATGGTTATTGACCACAAATGTGTCGGCGCTACTTCAATGCGCTCTCGCAAACAAGGGGGGATGACCCATCAGCAACGCATTCAAATAAATTGCTATGGGCTTGGCCTTGAGCGAGCGGGCTATGAAGTCAAGAAGGTCGCGCTGGCCTTCTATCCTCTTGGCGGTCGCCTAGATGGAATGCACACGATTGTTGAGCCTTACAACAGGCAACTGGCGCAAGATGCGATGGATCGGCTAAATGAAACACAAACGCTGTTGTGGCAGCTTGATCCCGAGCGCGTTCCGAGCAACTGGGGTTTGATTCCAGCAAGCACATCGCGGATGTGTATTTATTGCCCATTTTATTTGCCAGGGTCAACGAACTTGTCGGCTGGCTGTCCTGGGGAGGTTGATGCTGCGTGACGATTGCCATTCTCATTTGGATTGCCGTTATTGATACCGCCGCCATTGCCTTTGCTATCTATGGCTTCTTTGCAGCGAAGGGCTGGGGCAAATGAGTCCGACCTACGAATACAAATGCCCAAACTGCGGGGAGAAGATAACTCGCCGGAACTCAATGACCGAGCAATTTCCTAGCCCTATGTGCGGCGATTGCCTTGTCGAGATGGTTCAGGTATATGCTCCGACTCCAGCAATTTTCAAGGGCGATGGATGGGCAGGGAAGAAATGACAATCCTTTGGCTAATCTTTTCTTTCCTAACCTTTGCCATTGGCTATGGCATTGGACTTATCTTTCACAATCGTCACGCGTTTGAGTTGATGGACATCATCGAGGATTTGCAAGAACTGCTTGCCGATATGGAAGAACTTGGATTTACAAAATTTGAAGGCAATTTGAAATTTGATGAACAATTCAATTTTCTAATCAAGGAGATGCAAGAACGAGATTT